GTTAAGATTATTAATCAATTAAGAATGCTTGAAGATGCACTGGTTATCTATCGTATATCTAGAGCACCTGAAAGACGTATATTCTATATTGATGTTGGTAATCTTCCAAAGGGTAAAGCTGAAGAATATGTAAGAAACATGATGTCTCAGTATCGAAACAAGATTGTATATGATGCTGATAACGGAGAAGTTCGTGATGATAGACGACACAAGTCCATGCTTGAAGATTTCTTCTTACCACGAAGAGAAGGCGGTAGAGGAACTGAAATTACTACATTACCTGGTGGAGAAAACCTTGGACAGATTGACGATATTCTATTCTTCCAAAAGAAACTTTATAAGTCGCTTAATGTACCAATGAGTCGCTTAGATAGCGAGTCTGGTTTTCAAGTTGGAAGAGCTACGGAAATTAACAGAGAAGAAGTTAAATTCCACAAATTTACAAGTAGACTTCGTCAAAAATTTGGAAACATATTTTTAACTGCACTAAAGACTCAGTTAATACTCAAAGGTATTATCAATGAAGATGATTGGCCGATGATTCAAGAAAACATCTATGTCGACTATCAAAAAGATAATTACTTTGCTGAGCTAAAAGAATTTGAAATCATGCGTGATAGATTTGATATGATGTCTCAGGTTGAGAATCTTGTCGAGCAAGGATATTACTCTAAGGATTGGGTAAGAAAGAATATACTCGGACAGGCTGACCAAGAAATAGAAATGATTGATAAACAAATTGCTGATGAAAAGGCAGAAGGTGAGACCGATGACGCAATTGACGATTTAATTGCAGGAACTCAACCCGAGTTGGAAAAACAAGGCGATTTAGAACAAGAATTAGGTAATAATACCGAAGGTTCTTTAGAAAATGAGATAAATTAACCCTCTTATAGTCTAAATAGGAGGTCTTGAAACCTCTTACTATATAAATACATGTATTAAATTAGGACAAATTATGGCACAAATATCAAATATATTAGGAGCTCTTTATAAGGGTGACAAAGAAAGCGCTAATAAAGCGTTTGATGAAGTATTGAAAGTGAAAACAAAAGAAGCCCTGGAAGTAAAGAAAGTCGCAGTGGCAGCAAACATTTTTAATCAAACAAACACACAAGGATAAAATGAGATTAATCACAGAACATTTTGATTCTTTGGAATATATAACTGAAGATAAAGACGGCAAGAAAGGAACTTACATCACTGGTGTGTTCATGCAAGCCGAGCAAAAGAATCGTAATGGTCGTATATATCCTAAAGAAACACTTTTTAACGCCGTTGAAAAATATGTCAACGAGCAAGTTAGTAAAGGTAGAGCGGTTGGTGAATTAGACCACCCAGCTGGACCTCAAATTAACTTAGATAAAGTTTCACACAAAATCACCGAATTAAAGTTTGACGGTGATAATGTTGTTGGAAAGGCACAAGTACTCAATACACCAATGGGTAGGATCGTTGAAGGTCTTATCGAAGGTGGAGTTAAACTTGGTGTCTCTAGTCGTGGTATGGGAACAGTTGAGAATAAGCAAGGAGCAACAATCGTCAATGATGATTACCTTCTTGCTACTGTGGATATCGTCCAAGACCCTTCAGCCCAAGGTGCCTTTGTAAATGGCATTATGGAAGGCGTGGAGTGGATTTGGGACAATGGTATACTCAGAGCTCAGCAACTTGAAAAGTATGAGACTGAAATCTCAAACGCCTCAGCCAAGAATTTGGCTTCAGTTCAAGAACAGGTGTTTAAGGATTTCCTCTCGAAACTCTAAAATATAGGAAATAATAACTATGGCACAAGAAGAAAACAAAACAGAAAAATCGCTATTGGAAACAATATCGTCACTTGGGTCTGAATCCGAAATCCTAGAGAATACAGAGGAAACTGAAAAACAGCCAGAAACAACACTGGAAGCTGCTGTATTCAAGGTATGGGGTGAAGAACAAGATGCTGAAGACTCAGAAGAAGGCGAAGATGCCGAAGCTGATGAAGAAGAAGTAACCGAGGAAGAAGAAGATGACGGAATCGAAGGTAGTAAAACACCTGATGAAGACCCATCTGATGGTACCGAAGTTAAAGAAGAAGAAGACGAAGAAGAAGCACCTGCTGAAGAAGAAGGTGAAGACGAAGCAGAAGAAGCTTATCATACAGATGACGACGAAGACCCTTCTGACGAAGACTCCGTTGACGATGCTGATGATGTAGAAGTTTCTGCAGATGATGCTGAAGATGACATGGAAGACGAAGTCGAAGACGAAGTTGTTGGTGACGACGACGGAGAAGAAGACGAAGAAGAAATGGAAGAAGCAGAAGTAGTTGACGGTGACTCAGATGAAGATGACGCTATCGACGGTGCGGCTGAGCCGGATCAAGATGTTGATGACGCAGTTAATCAAATCTCACAAACTGTTATCAAAGCTGCTACAGCTAAAGCTCAAGAAAAGATTAACGCAACTTATGGTGGAATGAAAGAAGACGTTGAAGCGCTTTGTGCTTCAGATGAATCTCTTTCTGAAGAATTCAAGACCAAAGCTGCTACTATTTTTGAAGCTGCAGTTACATCTAAAGTAGCAAGTCACGTAGAAGAAATCCAAGAATCTTATGTAGATTTCGTAAATGAAGAAGTTAATGCTCTTCACGAAGGTCTAGTTGATAAGATTGATAGTTATCTAACATACGTCTCTGAGCAATGGATTGCTAAGAATGACGTTGCAGTAACTAATGTTCTTCGTACTGATATTGCTGAAGCATTCATGGCTTCACTGAAAGAATCATTCGTTAATCATTATATCGAAATGCCAGAAGGTAAGACAGATATGTTTGACGAAGTAACACAACAGAACGCAGAATTATCTGAAACTGTTGAAGCTAAAGAAGAAGAAATTGGTACACTAGCTGAAGAAATCATTTCCTTGAAAAAGGATAAGATTGTTTCTGATTTATCAGAAGGTCTAGCTGATACTCAAATTGGTAAGTTCAAGAAATTGACTGCTGATATCGTATTCGAAAGCGCTGATTCATTCACAGAGAAAGTTCAAGTTATTCGTGAATCTTACTTCTCATCAAAGAAGGTAGAAGAAACCGTAACTGAAAAATCAAACTCAGCAACTACTAAAGAAGTGGTTGTGACAGAAGAAGTGAAAGAAGACAATGGTCTTTCTCCACTTATGTCAAGCTATGTTAAGGCCTTTACTAAGTTAGATAAAGAAGCCTTTTAACAACCCATAACAATAAACTAATTAACAACAATAAAGAAAAGGAATTACTAAAATGTTTAATTCAGAAAATGCTCAAAAAAAGTGGGCTCCTTTGTTAGAGCACAGTGATTGTGCTCCAATCAAAGACCCATATCGTAAGGCAGTAACATCAGTTCTTTTGGAAAACCAAGAAAAAGCATTGCGTGAGCAATCTGCTCATTCTTCTTTCTCCATTAATGAAGCTGCTGATACTGTTGCAGGGAATGCACAGAACTTCGACCCAGTATTGATTGCCCTTGTTAGACGTGCTATGCCATCTTTGATCGCATACGACGTTGCAGGTGTTCAACCAATGTCTGGTCCGACTGGTCTCATCTTCTCTATGGTCGCAAAACACGTAGGAAATAAGCTCGATTCAATTGCAGGAACCGAAGCCCTATTCAACGAAGCTGACGCAGCTTTCTCAGGTGACTCACCAGGTACTGGTATGTCAACCGCTGAGGCTGAAGCAAAGACAGGTACAGGTACAACAGCCGATACTCTAATGTCTTCAATGGGCTTCGAAATCCAAAAAGCTACAGTAACTGCTAAGAGCCGTGCTCTTAAAGCTGGTTACACAATGGAGCTTGCTCAAGACCTCAAAGCTATCCACGGTTTAGACGCTGAAGCAGAATTGGCTAATATCCTATCTACTGAAATCCTTGCGGAAATCAATAGAGAAGTTATTACTCGAATGGCCTCAGAAGCTACTGCAGGTGAAGGTTTCATAGGTACAGACACAACTGATAATCTAGGTGCACGTTGGGGACAAGAAAAGTTCCAATCACTAGTATATCGTATCGAACAAGAAGCAAATGCAATCGGTGTTGCTACACGTAGAGGTAAAGGTAACTTTGCTATCGTGAGCCCAGACGTTGGTTCAGCTCTTGCAGCTTCAGGCTACCTAAACTACGGAGACGCAGTTAAGGAAAATGGTCTTAACGTTGATGCTCAAGTTAACACATTCGCTGGTGTACTTAATGGTAGCACTAAGATTTATGTTGACCCATACTTCGATGGCTCTGGTTCAGACCCAGAAGTGGTTGTTGGATATCGCGGTGCGAATCCATACGATGCAGGATTATTCTACTGCCCATACGTCCCTCTCACAATGGTGAAGGCTGTAGGCGAGGAAGACTTCCAGCCACGTATCGCATTCAAGACTCGTTACGGAATGGTATCGAATCCATACGCGTTGGCTTACTCCAGTGGTGTAAATACTGCTGGTACAGCAACAAACAATCCTTACTTCCGCTCTATAGCAGTAAGCGCATTGTAATCTTTACGATAACTAAAGATTCTCTTAAAGAGACTCCGAAAGGGGTCTCTTTTTTTGTATAAATAGAAGTATGAGTACGAATAATTTAACAACAAATCTAAACATGTTAGGACCCGGTAATTTTAAAGTTACCATTGATTCGGGCGAGTTCGCTAATCTAGAGTTCTTTTGTACTGCAGCTAACGTACCTTCTTTAACCTCTAATGAGGTACTACAAGGGTATGGTAACAGAAACGCGTATCTTCCAGGCGACACCCTGGAGTATGGTACACTTGAAATTACATTCATTGTCGATGAAGAAATGAAAAACTATATTGAAATGAATAGTTGGATAACAAAAAATGCAGATCATAATATAACTAAAACTAAAGCGACTGGCTTTAACCACGAAGAAAAAGTTAAAGATATAACTATGTCTGTCTTAACATCAAAGAATACTATAAACAAGCAATTGCGTTTTACTGATGCTTTTCCAACTAATTTAGGCGAATTATCATTTACCACTCAAGATACTGCAGTTGAATATTTGACATGTACAGTCTCATTCAGATACAACCGATTCGAGTTTATTAGATAATTGCCTTTACAAATAGCACATCTTGTGTTATAGTATATACTATGGAAAATGATATTGAAATGATAATTGCACTAGCAGTTGCAGTGTTTGTTGCATTCTGCTATTTTAAGACTAAATGACTATTGAGCAAATATTAGAAATGTGGAAGAAAGATGCTCCGATTGATGATATCGATTTGGACAAGTCTTCTACTGATACACCTAAGCTTCATTCAAAGTATCTTGAAATATTAACTGTATCTAAACTACAACTTAAGAGATTGAATCTAAAGATTGCTTCACTTAAGAAAGACAAGTGGTTATATTATACAGGTAAGATGACTAAAGAAGATATGGATTCAAAAGGTTGGGACTACGATCCGTATAAAGGTGGAACTAAACCACTTAAAGGTGATATGGATTATTACTATGATTCAGACC